AGCTTCTTGACCAGCTGTTACACTTGTAGCGGCTAAGCTATTGTCAGTCAATGACTGAGCATAACGTACACGCAATGTATGGATCTGTGAAACAGGTCCTGTCATTGGCTGTACACCAACCAACTCGTTAGCGATAACAGTTGGCATTACACGTCGAATAACTGGCAGAATGACACGGTTTAATGTGGCAATGTTGCCTGACGCTGTTGAACCCGACGAAGCATTTTCTTTCAAATACTTACGGGTGTTTTCGAGGATTACAGACATTGAATTGCGCTTTGAGCCACCTAGGCCTTCTAGCAATGCATCTTTTGTCTCGCCCCAACGGCTTTCTAATAACGCTTGTGACATTTAAGTCTCCTTTTTTCTTTTTACAGCCCTGCCAACCGCTTAAGATCAATGACGTTGCTTTCGCTTTCGTCTTCTTGCTCTTGGACACGGGCAGATTTATCGCCAGTTGCTTCAGTTAATGTTTCTGTAATAACTTTTTTGGCTTTTACAGAGCGATTTTCTAAAACGGCTGGTAGATACTTTTCAAAAGCACCTTTCAAACGTGAAGTTTGAACGCTTTCAAGTAAATTACGCATTACTTCTTGCTTTTCTTCATTTAGAGGACTAAGCAATTCTTCCATTGTACGGTTACGTACATTAGATTCTTTTAAGATGCGTACTTCACGTTCTTTAGATTCGACTAAGACAGTTGCTTTCTTAGCGAATTTGATGGCTTCAGCAATTTTTTGATCTTTTTGAGCAATCATATCGTGCAGTTTGCGGACTTCAGCTTTCTCATTAAGATGAGTAGCTCCGAATTCTGTACTATATGCTTCAAAAATGCGACGGCCAAAATTGTTCTCACGAGCAACTTGGATATCTTCTTTTAATTGGCTGAGTTCAGCTTTGAGATGCTTGGATACAGCATGTGTCATCTTTTCTGCAGATTCTTTTACGAAACGGCTCTTTAGTGCTTCCAACTGACCACGAGCATTTTGAACTAAGCGAACCTTAGTTTCAACTACATCACGTTTGTCTTCTTGGAATTCACGGATTTCACTTGCTAACGCATGAACGATAAAGCCTTCTAATTTTTGAAGGCCCTCATTATGTGTTTTACGATCTTTACGCAATTCACCAATTTCTTCCGCTAATTTAGATACCATAAAGTTGTTAAACTTTGAGCTATCTTCTTTAATTTTGCGTTGGAATTTGACACGATCTTCAGCAAGTGCGGCTTTTTCGGCACGAACTTGTTGAACTTCTGCGATAAGACTTTCTGTTACCATACGATCTAGGGCTTCCACCATCACTGATTTGTCATGCTCGTAGCGTTGCGCAAACTCTTCGCGGAGTTCTGCACGTGCTTGTTCTTTGGCTTCAACAATCTTGGCTTCCCAAGCTTCATTGATTTCAGCTCTCGCTTCCTCAGTAACAAACTCGCTATCTAGTAACGGTTTCAATGCGTCTAGCATATTATTTTCCTTCGATCTTCAGACCACGTATTAAACGAAGAACTTCGCCTGATACGTACTTCTGCGCTTTGTTGCTTTTAGCCGGATCCTTAAACATTTCCAATAACTTTTGTCCGCCGGCATGATTTAACAAACCTTCGTAAATTGCTGTTGGATATGCGTTTGGAGCACTTGGCTGAGCAACTACATCAACAGTGACGATTTCAAAGTCACTGACATGTCCGTTGGAGTCGTTGACATTACCTGATCCACGACTACTAACCCCTAATTTCACACCTTGGTCTAACATTGTTTTCACAAGTAATCCCATTGGTGTTCCTAATATCTTTAATTTGCC